TCTTTGCGTTTTGGAAAATCTTTCTTATATTTATTTTCGTAGGGAAACCTATGGGGGCTCTGTAAGGTGGGGTACACTCAAATCAAAAAAAGATTAGATGCTACTTCCTACATTCTCTTCCTTACCACTTCATAAATTCTATGAGGGGGGTAAGGGGGGTGTAAGAATGAGGCAGCATCTAAATCATAAAAAGACACTTGACAGCACTGACAGCAAATAAGTACTTGACAAAATTAAATATAAAAGCAAAGTTAATTGTTTTTTATAATAAGTAAGACTTAATAAATACTGCACTCTGATTTTATCTATAAACTTTAAGCAGTGTCTTACTCTCTAATATATCGGGGAGACTACAAAGTGCCAGTAGTTCTCCCCTTTTTATTTAAAAAATATTTGTATATATTTTGCGTTTTACAAAACTTTTCGTATATTTATTTATATAAAAGTTAATAGACATGGCACAATCAAAACATTGTAATGAGTGTGGTAAAACGAAACCCACATCAGAATTTCACAAAAAGAGAGCAAGTAAAGATGGACTTCAATCCAAATGTAAAACCTGTGTAAAAAGAATAAACCAAAACTTCAGAGAAACAAATCCAGAGTATCAGTTAAACTGGCAAAGACAGCATCCACAAAGACATGTTCAAATTGTTTCTAAATTCAGAAAAGCAGATAAGACTTCAAAAGTTTATTATATCAAATCACCTAATGGATTATTCTATATAGGAATGACTAACATGCATCTACCTGTACGTTGGATAGAACATAAAGCAAAATTCAATCGTTGGATGAGTGGTAAGAAAACAACTCAACATCCTAATCTTTTCGAAAGTTTTAAGCAATGGGGTATTGATAATCATCAGATAGGTATTCTATTTGAATCGGAAAATATAGATAGAATAGCATTGCGTCAAATAGAAAAAGCATTTATTAAATCATTCAAAGAATTAGGAGTAGCATTAAATCACAAATTATAAATTATGGAAAAGAAAGAAAAAAAGTATGCACTAATACAAATTCCAATTGAAGTGCATGAGTTACTTAAAATCTATTGTGACCATCACGGTTTTAAAATAGGAAAGTTTACAGCAAACATTATTAAAAAAGCAATTAAAAATGAAAAAAAGGATTAGAAAAATAGGATGCTTCATCAGATTAGGAAGTATATTAGAACACCTTATTGGATTAGTTACCCTTGGACATGGTAAAAGTGTAGCAAGTTGGGTAGCAAGAAAGTTAGGTTATTCCAATTGTGGTTGCGATAGAAGAAGAGTAACAATGAACCAATGGACATGCCCGGATTATTCGGAAACAATTAGTATTATATAAAATAAAAGTTATGCAAGAACAAAAATCAACAATTAGTTTAAACAGAGAAGTGCCAGAAGCAGACCCAACAGCATTATATTTAGTAGATTGGGAACAAGTAAAATCAGTAAATGACCTTATGGTTATCATCGCATCATTAGGTATATCATTTTCACCACACCACCCTGCATGGGAAAGAATTAAACATCTTATGGATTATACAAACCCTGTAAAAACACAAGCGGTGCCTGAAAAGAAAGAACTTAAATTACCTAAATTAAAAACTCTTTAATATGTTATCGCCGGAACAAATGAAAGAATTAAAAGAAGTAATGGAAGGAATTACTACTCATATACCTGAAAATAGAATGGGATATATTTGGAACACTTATAACATAGTAACAGGCGGAAACAAAGGCCCTCAACCATGCGCATGTGCATCAGCTGCAAAATATTGGAGAGCAGCAGTAGATGAATTAAGAACCTATGTTAATACCAATGGATAGTGGAAGCCTTTGTATAGAATGCCAACAAAGATTAACAAATCTATATACTGAATCACATGGTTGGTTGATAAAGCATGGAATTAAACTAACCAAAAATAGGGAAGAGGCAGAGGATTTAGTACAAGAGTTGTATGAGTATCTACATATTAAATGCAATCCGAAAATCTTTTGGGGAACTGCATATCATATGTACTATTGTTATCGTTTCCTAGAAAGCCGTTGGATAAACAAAGTTAAGAAACTAAACAGAACTCATTACCTGCCGGAAATACATAGTGATGAAGTATATGAAGAATATAATGAACTATGGGATAAAGATGTACAGAGAGCACATGATGAAGTAATGGGTGAACTAAAAAGATTAGCAGGGACAAGAATGTGGGCACCAGCTAGAATATTTGAATTGTATTGGATGAGTGATGATACACTTGAAGAAGTAGCAAAGAAAATCGGAATATCAAAATCGACTGTTTATCTTTCAGTAAGAAAAATCAGAAGATATCTAAAAGAAGTTATACAAAAACCAGATGAGAAAGATACAGACAGAAACTAGAGAATGTTTGGAATGTGGAGAGGAATACGGATGGAATCAACGAAACATATATTGCTTATGTGCAAGGTGTAGAAAAAGACATTACAGAAAGAGTCAAAAGTTAAGTGATGAAGATTATAAAAAACCATATCCACTAAACGAAAACGAAAAGAGGGTAAGACATAGAAGATTACAAAAGGAATTAAATAATACAACTACATCGGAAGAAAGAAGAAAGATATATAGTAGAGAATTAGATTATATGATACAAAGTGGCATTTGGGAATGGTGCACAGATTTAAGAATACAAATAATACAAAGACCTGGTAGTGGCAAGAGAGGAAGAAAGTCACATAACGATAGTAATAAGGAATACCCAAATACAAAAGATTGGTATGAATGATATGAACTTACATTACGGATTGGTACACTTCACTTTTCCATGGCGTTGGATAAGAGATAAACAAATCGTATTGCAAGGGGATAAGAGGAGAGGCATGTTATTAATTTTTGACAAAGATGATAATCTAATAAAAATGTATGGATATGAATTGGTATCAGAAGAATAAAGAAATAATCACATTAATGATAGCATATCTTTGCGCCATTGGACTATTATGTTTATGGGCAAGTAATGTATCCCTTTAATACAAAATCGAAGCCTGTGGTTTTTAATATAGTTTAAATAACATAAATTAACAAAACAAAATGCCATTCCAACCTGGAAATAAATTAAGTAAAGGTAGACCTGCAGGAGCAATCAACAGGTCAACAGAACAGGCTAAACTTGCAATAGCTAGATTAGCGAATAGAGGTTTGGATAATATATCGGAAGATTTGGAAAAGATAAGAAAATCAGATCCAGTTGAAGCAGCTAAATTATATTTGAAGTTGTTAGAATATATTGTACCAAAGAAAGCAGCAATAGAATTAAGTGGAGAAATAAACCAAAAGATACAGCAAGTTTCAGTACAAATAACACAATCAACAGATGCCATCAAAGATTGATATACAAACAACAATAACATACGGGCATATAGAGAATGCGAAGAGCAGGGTTACACAACATATTGGAGGCACGAGAAGTGGTAAGACATACGCAGTGCTACAATGGTTATTAGTACAAATGATTTCAAATGATGGTCTAAATGTGACAGTAGTCCGAAAAACAATACCTTCACTCAAGCGCACAGTCATAAAGGATTTCATTGATATCCTAAAAAGTTTAGATATTTGGAATGAAGAAGATTACAATTCGACAGATAGGATATGGAAGTATTTTAATTCTAACATTCAGTTTATTAGTACTGATGATGCAGAGAAACTTCGTGGTATCAAATCGGACATCCTCTTTATTGATGAAGCATCCGAGATAGATGAAGAAAGTTATTTTCAGTTAAGCATTCGTACAACAGGCAGAATAATATTAGCATACAATCCAACAGTATCGCCATATCATTGGTTAAGACAAATGAATGATTGTGAAAGATACATTACAACATATAAGGATAATACATTCTTACCAAAGGAAATGGTTTACGCAATTGAAGAATTAGAAATTAAGAATCCTAAATATTGGAAAATATATGGCAAAGGTGAGTTTGCGCCGAATGAAAGGGCGATATTTGTATTTAATGTGGTGGATAGTATTGATGCCGACTTTATTGGTTTTGGGATTGACTTTGGGTTTAGTAGTGACCCTACTGCACTTGTTGCTGTGTATAAAAACTCTGATACAATATTTTTGGAAGAACTTATTTACGAAAAGGGAATGGTAACAAAAGATATAGGTGACCGTTTAAGGAGTTTAGATATTACAAAGCAAGAAGAGATATGGGCAGATTCTGCTGAACCTCGACTGATTGAAGAACTATATCGAATGGGTTTCAACATAAAGCCAGTAGTGAAAGGAAAAGATAGTATCAAATTCGGAATATCAGTAATGCAGAATTGGAATATAAGCATCCTAAAATCATCACAGAATCTAATCAATGAAATGTATGCTTACCAATATGCACAAGATAAATACGGATATGTAACAGATACACCAGAAGGTGGATTAG